ATGATCTCTCCGCCGACACTAGATTAGCGGGAGCACCATCCTCCCACAACTGCGGAGTGGAAAAATCCCCTGTACTGCCGATGGTCCTGACTACTGTGGCGATCGTCATCGTTAGATTTTCGTCACAGTAATCAAGTCAACCTGCGCCTTGGTTGCGCTTGTGCGCCCCTTCCAAGTTCCATCTTCGAGCGCGCTCATTAGCAATCCCAATTCCCGGCGCTGAACTATCTGCCCGCGCGCATCCACGATCGACTTGACCAGATGCTCCAGTTCACTTTCCGTTGCATCAGGCACGTCGATGAATCTGTACTGCCCGCAAGCGCGCTCCCCGCGGCTGAACACGTGATCATCAGAAGCGATGCACACCACGTCGCCCTCTTGCGTGCGCAGCACGTCAAGACTTGGATCAGTCGTGTTCGGATTCGGCCTGACACGAATGCACAAGCGAGCCATTATTTCTTCTCTGCTGGCGATTTCGCTGCCTTGGCTGGCGTGCCAGGAATCTTATCCACACGCTGCACGCCAATCGCCTTGCCATCCTTCTCGACGATCATCGATGGCCTGCCCAACTCAGTCGCGACCTTCTCCATCGACTCCGCGACCACTTCCGTCTGTCCTTTGATCGCCTCGGCAAACTCCTTCATGCTGCTCGCCAGGTCGCCCTTGCTGGCCAACGTCTCATTTTCCTTCTTCAACTGTGCCAGTTCGGCCTGTGCCTGAACCCCTTCGACCTTGGTAAATTCCTTCATGCTGGCGGCCAGGGCGGTCAGCGCCTTTTGGTCCACGCCTTCGCCGCGCCCGAGCGATGCATGCTCCTTCTTGAGTTCGGCCAGTTGAGTGTTGACGTTCTTCAGCGCTTCGGAGAGCTTGTCCAGTCGCTTGTCGGATTCAGCCCGCACAGTCTCCATTTCGACCTTGGTCGCCTGGTCGATTCGATACCGCTCGATCTCGGTGTCGCGCTTGGCTACCACTTCGGCCCCGCGATTCATCCCCTCCATCTGTACCTTCTGGAGTGCATCGCGAAGTTTGCGGACCTCGTCATCCCTCTGTTTCGTGATCGCGTCGACCTGAGACGCCATCTCCGAACGTAGTTGTTCCACAGCATCAGACTCGCGCCGCATGGCGTCGTCGCCCGCTCCGTCGATCGGCGCCGCACGAAGGCGCTCGGTCTCAAGGCGCACCTGCTCGATTTCTGCATCCAACTTCTCCACCTGTTTTTGTTGCTCTGCAATAGCCACGGCCGCCAAGGCTGCATTGGGATCGGCCTCCTGGCGCTGAGCCATGATTTGCTGCGTCGCCATGGCCGCCATCATGGAGACTTGATGCTCGATCTCCGGCGGCATGATCTGGCGCTGCTCGGCGGATGGGTCGGGGATCATCACGCCCATCGCCTGACTCATCTGGATCAGGTACATCTGGGCGTAGTGCTCGGCGATGTGCGCGGACATGCGCGGCACGAACGTCGGTTCGATCGGTGTGCCCTTGACCATCTCCATTTGCCCCATGTGCACGACAAGGTGGGATTGGTGGTCCTGCTCGACGAATGATTTGATCGGCTTGCCTGTGGTAACCAGCACGCCCTCGGTCACCGGATCCGCCGGCAGAACCTCCTCCGGCTTCATCAGGATTTCATCCATGTTCTGCACCTTGAGCGCCTGGAGCACGCGGCGATGCACTTCGCGCTTGTTGTACAGGTCCGGTGCGCGCTCGGATAGCTCGAGCTGGGCCTGGGCAATCGCCATGCGCTGCCCTTGGCTGTAGATGTTCGGGTCCGAGACCGGGATGACGTCCACCCGCTCGTCGTAATCCGCCCGATTGATGCGCCGCGTCTGCCCGTTGAAAGCGTAGTCCTTGCCCGTTGCCGGCAGGTATTCGGCGTTCAACTCAGCCCGCTGCTTGAATTCCTCGCCGGCCGCGTTGTGCAACCGCTTGTGGATAGCCGAATAGACCTTCGAGCCCTGGTCAATGCGCGCCAGCGTGGTGCCCACCGGCACGTTCGTCACGCCTTCCCCAACCATCTCGTCCGTGGTAGAGGCAAAGCGCCGGGCGGCGTCGACAAGTAGGCCAAGCAGATTGAACAGCGCCACCGACGGCTCCCGGAACGGCGGCGTATAGAAGGCGTTCTTCAACTCCTCGGCCGTCAGATCGATGTCCTGGTAAGTGCCAGGTTTGATCGTCAGTTCAGCCGCCTTGCCGCGGGCCTCCTTGGCCTTGAAACCGCCCTGCATCGATGCGAATGCAGCCGAATCAAGCAGCGCCCGCAGAGCGCCAGTCGCCGCCTCGGCCAGCCCGCCGATGGCGTGCAGGAACCCGAAACCATAGAACCCGAACCCGGGCAACAGCCGGTAATGCGTGAACCAGCACCGCGGCCTGTAGAGCTTGTCGTTCTCCCGGTAGTTGCGCCGGATCGAGAGGACCTTGCGACTATCCTTCTCCACACTGATGATGTAGGGGAGCTTGCGTTTGCTCGACTTCCCTGCATGCTTGTGCTCGTGCCCTTTCAGATCAAGGAATTTGTGGCACTCGTAGATCGTATGGTCGTCGTCGCCGGGCAGGTTCGTTGGCGTCTTGCTGTCCGCCTGCGCTTCGATGCTCTTGGCCGCGTCATCCGCGGCCGATACTGGCTCCGTGAGTTCAATATCGCGGTAAAACCCGGACAGTTGCATGATGCGCAGGTCGTTAGGCTGCATCCGCATGCGATGCGTCGCCCGCGGCGCCGTACGCAGCCCGCGCGCTGTGTACGGCACGATCAAATCCTCGGCTGTCACGTACTTCGATCGCACGATGCCAAGCTGCACGTCGATGTAGCTCTTCTTGAAGATAGAGCCATGAAAAGCCAGGATGAACAGCATCTGGTCGGTGTCCTCGAAGTAGCCTTCGTCCTCGTGGAGCACCTGATAGTTCATGTGCGTCTCGACGCGCTCGCGCTGGGCCTCGACCATCTCATTCGGGACGCCCACCACACCACACTTCACCGGCCCGTTGGTCGGGAATATCTCCTCGATCGCGCGCGCTTGAAACTGCGTCGCCGCTTCCATGATGACCGGATGCACGACAGTCGCAGCGCCGGGGAACGGGCCCTCTTCATCCCCGCCTTTGTCCTTGATTACACCGCACTTTTTGAGCCCTTCCGAGTACCACTGCTCCCATTCCTTGCGGCTTTCGATATCGGCGTCGATTTCCTCAAGAATCGTGTCGGCGATCGACCCAAGGTCCGTCTCCAGCATGTCGACAGCCAAGTTGTCCTCATCGCTTAGGCCGGCCGGCTCCGCATTACCCGGGTCAAAATCGATGTCGATTCCCCCGTCGCCGGTCTGGATGATGGCTACGCCATCGACCATCTCCGTGCCCGGCTCGGGCAGTTCCACATCGATCTCGCGCTCACGTCCGCGCTCAGCCATATAACCGCCGTTTCTTGGGATTGGGCACTTCGTCTTGCTCCTCGTCCTTGAGTTGGAGATGCCAGGTACGGCGCAGGTAAATCAGCGCCGCGGTCACGGTGTCGACCGTGTCATCGTATTCGCCATTCGGGAATTGCGCGCACTGCCGGATTACCGTGTTCGCCCAAGTCCGCCGCATGTGCCAGACGCAGCCCTGCTCGAATACCGCGGCCGCCGCGTGGGCCCGGCCTATCTTGCTGCGATCTGGCGAGTACGCCTTGACCGGGACCCCAGCGCGCCTAAGTTCTTGAAGTAGTGAGTGTCCGGAGGCTTTCTTCTCGATCAAGACCCGGTCCGGCTCGTACAGATCGTATGCGTCCTTCGCCTCGCGCTTCAGCCGCGGGAATTGCACCTTGTCCTGCCAGTGTTCGAGCAAGATGGCGTTCCAGTGATGCGCTGGCGGCTTCTTCAGCAGTTCGACGGGTATCTTCTTCGGATTCTGGTCATTCCAGTTGAAGATTCCCCACGTGGTCCGCGCCGAGTAGTCGCTCTCTTCGCCCTCCTCGAACGCCGTGTCGTAGACCTGGAGGATGAAATCGACTGTCGGCGGCTCCTTGAGCGGCCACTCGCGCCAGTACGCGGCCTTGAGGATGGCGCCCTCCGCGGTCGAAGGCTTCTGCTGGTACAGGGCCCCCCAGTTTCGGCTGCCCTGGATGGTTTTCTCGATCTTGAGCGCGTCGGCCGATATCCAGCCCGGCCACAGGGCTTCGCCAGCCTTGCGCCCGAGTAGGTCCTGGGCCTCCTCTTCCTTGGTCTCGACGAGCGCGGGCATGCAGACGATCATCCACTCTTCGCCCCCGTCGCGAGACTTGATCAGCCCGCTTTCCCCCTTCCAGTTCTCCGGCAGGATCCGGCCCGCGACGTCGTCCTCATGCCATCGGGTCAGGATCAGGATAATCCAGCCGTCTTTCTTCAGCCTGGTGCGCAGTTCTCCGCGGTAGGTCTCCCAAGCATTCTCGCGGATCGTCTCCGAGTCAGCTTCCTTCCGGCCTTTGATCGGGTCATCCATGATGAGCCCGTTCGCCCGCCGGCCGGTAACACCGCCGTCCATGCCGCAGGCGTAATACTCGCCGCCCTGGTTCGTGCCCCAGTCACCGCGGGCCTTCGAGTCATCGGCGAGCCACACATCGTTGAATATGGCCTGATATTCAGCCGAATCAACGATATTGCGCACCCGGCGGCCGAACCGCTTGGCCAGTTCCCCGGTGTGCGAGACTTGGATGATGTTGTGCTTCGGGTGCTTGCCCAAGTACCACGGCGGGAAGCGCACCGAGCAGTAGGTCGATTTCGCGTGCCCGGGCGGCATCAGCACCATCAGCCGCTTGATCTTGCCAGTCTCGACCTGGTGCAAGTAATGGAGCAGGAGTTGCGAGTGATCAGCTGGCGGCTCGTCCGGGAACAGCGTGCGGCAGAAGTTCACCGGCAGGCGCCGCGCCAGCCGGCGCTCGTGTTCGCGGACCAGTTTTACGTACCGTCCATCGGTGCGTAATTGTTCCACGGCGCCCATGCTGCTTACTTACTGGTAACTGGCTGTTTCCCCGTGGCTTTCGCCGCGTCCGACGCATCCATGATGGCCCGGCATGCCTTGATTTCGGCATCCAGTTCCGCGTCCGACAGGTCACTGAATTCACCGGGCTTCCCGACCTCCCGGCGCTCGATCAGCATGCCCTTCCAGCGCGCCAATACCTCGAGCGCGGCCTTCTTGTCATGCCACTTCACCTTCTTGGTGTAGCCGACCAGCACCTTGGTCGCGCCGGCGCCGGCGTATTCCTCGAACACATCGATTTGGTTTAGAGCGGCAGATACGTGCCCCGGCAATTGCTTCACTGGGATCAGATCGCCCTTCTCATCGAATAGGTCCGCCGAGTCAAAGAACGCCAGCTTGGCCAGTTCATCGGCGATCTTTTCCACTGTGATATCAAACTTCTTCTCCATCACGGCGCTCGCCCGGGCGGTCAATTCTTCGATTCTTAGCACGACCTTAGTGTTCTTGAGCAGACGGCAGGCTGCGACGTTTATCGCTTCCGGACTCATGTTCTCGGCGTCGTAGGCCAACCGATATGCCTCGCTTGCGTTGCCGCTTTTTACCCACTCCAGGCAGAAGTGCTCCTGCTTTTTGGTCAATTTGACGTGCATTTGAGTGTTACCACAGTCTGTACGGCGTGTCCCAGGGCTCTAATCGACAACTCGCGCGACCTGGGACCCACGTTAGGGCAATCATTGCGCTCCCGTTACTCCGGTGCTCTTGGCCGATAGGCAGAAAAATCCAACTGGGCCCGGTTGCCCGCGGGCTTTTGGCCTCTCTTCCTTTCAAGAGGCTTGACCACGCGATAGGAGCCACCATATGATGTCCGCCGCCACCTGATCTATGGGTCTCGGCTCGGTGGGCATCCCGCGGTTCCTGGCCATCGATTTCTTCACCGCTGCTTTTTCAAGCGCGGCCAGGCCGGGAGCCGCCGGCGCGTACCACACGCGCAGGTTCAAATGCTCATCAGAAGCGCAGCCACAGTCGAAGGTGATTCCGCGCCACTGCGTTATCGTCGCGACCTCCATCAGCAGAGCCATCGGCGGAACGATCAGTTGCCCTCCGACATTCAATCGGAAGGCTCCGCGCACATCCGACGACCAGTTCGAATGTGCGGCCGGCCTCAGCCATTTGAACCCGTCCCACTTCGCGTACCCGAATCCAATCTCATACCAGCCTGCGCGCGGCGGCGGCGTGGTTCCAGGCTGCCAGTCGGTCAAATGGTCCTGGAGGAACGTCATCGCGGGTCCTTCAGCCATTCCACGGCTTTGTCACGGGCTTTGACAGCCCAGAAGGCCAGGAAAATCCATGCGCGCCATACCCAATACCTGATTTTCATTTGGAAACAGCCCCTTTCTTCAGAAAATAGCGGCTCGCCGCTGTGATTGCTTCACCTGCCGTTCGGCAGACCTCAACGACCCAGCCTGCATCTTGAAGGGCCCGGTGGACCTCGGCTTGGTTATCCTTGACTCTGCCTTTGGCGGCCTTGAACTCGATGGCCAGGCCAATCGAAAGGCCATTGCCGACAGGGATCATGATGTCCGGGATGCCGGCTTTGACGCCCAGCGCCTTCATCTTGCCCGCGGTGGCCTTGGAGCGCAGGCCGCCGTTCGGGACGTGATGGGCAAGACGCAAGGCTGGAAACCTCTTCTCGACCAGCCGGCACCAATGGACGAAGGCCTTCTGTTCCTCGAATTCCTCGTTTTTCACGAGCCAGGACGCTTCTTGCCGCTCGGCTTGGCCTTTTTGGCTTTGGCGGCGGCCTTCTTACCGGCCGGCGTATAGGGGAAGTGCTTTCCGCGAACGAGTGGCATGTGCGTCTCCTCGGTGATGAAACTGCTGAACAATTGGTGCCAGGGTTGCCATGTCAGTCCTCTCCCCGGCTACGCGCTGACCCGCGATTTGCAAATTCGTGCTGATTTCTCTCCCACCAGCAAAGTCAAGCCGTTCTGCGCGTCGCCAAATCACCACCATGCAGTAAGCAACATGGCACTACTACATGGATCGTGGCGCCTTCTGGTCCCAGGCTTTCTCACACCGCGATTTCTCCCTCGCGCTCGGGGGCTGGATCGTACTGCATCATCTCCGCCAGCGATGGCTACCAGCAGTTCCGGTTGTGATCTCACGGCCACACTCCTCCGTGAAACGACTTCCTTGCTGGGATGCACCATGAATCTGTGCCGGTCTTTCCCGGCTTATCCGCTGCCGGGAAACGGCACCGGGATCAAATCCTTCTTCAAATACAAGGGGTGCGCAGGGTGCCCGTCTTTCGTAAGCTTCAGGAAATGCAGTTTCGGGATCATGCGCCTGACTTGGTCGCCACGTCCTCGATGCGTTCCATGCACACCCCACGCAGCGATCACCACGCCGGCGCCGGCCGCCAGTCGCTGCAACGTCTTGTCATTCTCCGGGCCCACCGGATCCGCGGCGGCCAGCATCCTCTTGGGGTCCGTCGATCGATACCCGAAGATGTTGGTCATCACCAGCGCGCCGTGTCCCCATGCTTTTGCGTAGCCGATGCACCGCCTCACCGTCGGGTCGTCCTGGACCTCGTCAGCCGTGCTCGGGTTCAGGCCGATGAACATCGCGTAAGGTCGTGGGTCCGACGATCTCCAGAGGGAATAATCGTCCCACGCCCTGATCAGAGAATAGCGATAAACCCGATCGGGCGAAAACTTCGTCTTCGTCTGGAATTCGTCAGCCTTCATGCTACGCCGGCAACCTCAAGCCTTACCTCTTGTTCGAGCGAGAGCCCTTCTTAACCGCCGCCTTCTTGCTGCGCCCAGGATGTTTCACGACCTTCGGGAAAAGCGCTCTGTTCATGGCCATGATCAACTCCCGCTTTCGGGCTCGGGCGCCGCCATGCAGGCATTCCAGGCGTTTTCGTACCACGCTTTCGGGCCGCCAGGATATTTGTGAGCTTCGGCGATCGCTTTGAGCGTCGCCGCCAATCTCGGAGGATCAGCAGATAAGTCGATCGAGCTACTGGCATGCTGAGCCATTTCGGCCTCACCAACCCCTCGCTGATGGTATCGCACGATCATCGAGTCATCGCTCAGTTTCGATCTGCACGCTTCCTTGAGCGCCGTGTACCGTTTGGTCATCAGATGTTCGCTTGATGCCGTTGCGATCATATCTGGCACCGCTTCGGGAGGCTGCGCCGCGCCGCTTTCCATTTGCGCTTTCTCGGCGTTCAATTCGGATTCGAGCTTGGCAAAGCAAATTGTCTGCGATTGGGCCCCGAGCAAGCCAGAAAAGAGTCTGTCGTTTGCCGGGGGGGCCTGCTCGGCTATCAGCCCGGCCACTTCCTTCCTGACCGATTCGACGAATGCCGCCTCGGCCGCGTTCAAGGATAGGCCGTTGTAATTGAATGAGATCGCGTCCAAGTTCGTGCCCTGACCCACCTGATAGACCATCATCTCGACCATCTGGCCGCGGACGGTGCAATCCAGCGGTGCGCGCGCGCCTTCATGCTGGTCGATTTGCCCATTCGTGGGCTTGCCGGAGCCAGCATTCACTAACTGAATCTGGCACAACATGAGCGCAGCTGCGGCGAGCCAAAAGCAGTTCTTCATCCTCGACATGCTGGTTCCCTCCAAGCAAAGACGCCCCGGCTTCTACCAGAGCGTCGGTTTAGTGAATTTGGTTTAATGAATTGGGCTATCGGACCATGATCGCATCCTCCTTTTGACGGCGGCGAAGTGGATACTTTTCCTCATTGTGCGCCAATTGTTATAAACATAGTTCCGCACTTTGTCAACATTGAAATTCGCTTAAATCGTGCAGGTGCTGTGAAGGCGTCGCTTGGCGGCGACGTACGCAGCGTGGGCGGCTTCTGGCGTAGCGAACGTGCCAATGTGACGCTGCTTTCCATTGAGTCCGATGCTCGCCCTGAATTTCCCTTGATGTGCATATACTCCGAGCAATCCGGTCTGACTGTTGCGTTGCGCACGACGCCGATTTTGCGTATTCCCCTGATGCGTGATATCGCGCAAATTCTTCAGCCGGTTATCATCACGGATCGTGTTCTTGTGATCGATCTCGCCCTCTGGCCAGCAACCATGTACGAATAACCAAGCAAGACGACCGGCCAAATACTTGCGCCCATCGATGCTGAACTGCCGATAACCGTTGATGCGCACACAGCCGGCAATACTTCCAGCCTTCACGCGACCGCGCACCATGCGCCACCTGAAAATTCCAGTCAGCGGGTTATAATTCAAGACCTCGCGCAGCCTAGCGGCCGTGAGAATTTTCATGTTCTATCGCCCCTTCAAGCAGCAAATCAAGCCGCCGGAGCACACGGTCATGCAGATCATTTAGATACTCGCCCATGGGCCGCGCTTTCGTACTCACTGACGCTTTGCGACATGCCAACGAGTACCGGATCGACTCCAGTGCGACCCGCTCCCCGCGCCAGCGCCGCAGGATCTTGGCAAGTCCATCCCGGGGAAGAGCACGGACGTCACTCCTGTCTCTTGCAAGCGTGACCATCGTATCAACCGCCTGGCGCTCGAATTCTGCGCGTAGGACCTCGAAGCGGCGTTGCGGATCGGCCGGCAGCTTACCGCCATGCCGCCGCGGTTTGACAGCTCGAGATCGCGGCGTCCACCACCACATCGCCGCCACGTACCACTGCTCGATCGGCTCAAGTTTGGAAACCGCTCGCAAAATTATGCCCGCCTGTCCATGCAATTCAAATCTTGTAAGCTTGCCAGCAACATGAGCACGGCCTTCCGTCCTACCTGTAGCCATCCATTTCGTGATGGTCGGGCTTTGAATAATCACGTTCCAATGCACGCGATACGACCAACGCAATGCTTCTTCGATCGATCGGAACATCGGCGCCGGCGCGACTGAGGCCATGAGTTGATCAGCCATTACGCTTTGATCGCTCCACTCCAATAGTGCAGTTTCATGTTCTCCATGGCACCAAGCACTTGCAAGCGGCTCTTTCGCCCTGGCAATCCACCTGACCAGAGAAATGTTCCATCTGCATCATTGAGACCAACAGCGGCAAAGCAAACGATCTCTCCGCTTTCTACCTTGGCTCGTAGATCATCGATGATCGCCAAAGCGCCCGCAGGATCGATTGTTTTTTGAACAAGACTGACGATTTTGTTCTCTTCGCTCATAGTTCGATCATCTTCTCAAATTCCGATAGCATCGCGGGCGTGATTTCTCGCAGCGACTCTATCCCAAGATACTCCTTCATTTTCTCCTTCATGCGCTGCGCGGTGAGATGGATGGCGCACTCCAGCAACATCTGTTTATCTTCTCTGGTTGCGCCGAGGCTTGCATGCGCCCAGTTTTGATGGTGGCCGATTCCACACAACGGCACGCCATACCAATTCGGAGGCTTCTGCGGATTCTCTGCGCCAGTACCGGCGGCCGGTGTGGCCGCGCTCTTGCAATGGTGCAATACAATCTCTCCGGCACAGGGCCCATGCCTTCCCTTATGAATGATCGTCATCTGACACGGCTGCGTCATGATCCACGCCTTATGCTCTTTCTGCGTGTAGAGCGCCAGTTCTTCGACTCGATCCCACAAGTGAGGATTGCGGAAGTATCCATCGACGTGCATCTTGCGCGCGAGTTCGTTTGGCTCATGTTGTTCATCAGCAAGGATACCGCGCACTTTGTCGTAATGGATCGGAGTCGGGCGCGCCGCAGTTTCATCATCTTGGATCTCTATCAGCACGCAGGCCAGACGCTGCCCGGCGACCTTGCCCTTGCTGACCGTCATACGCCGAAAGGCGTCCAATTCTGACGGATCGGAAAGCTGGAATGTCACCGTAGCGCCGCCACTATGACTCTCGCGCCACCCAAGTAGCCAAAGCTCCCCTTGAAAAGCCGGATCTAGGCTCATGGCATGTCCGGCCAAAAATGGTTCTGCTTTTGCATATTAAATTTCGCAGTTACGACTTGGAGATTGTTCTCGCAGTGAAGCCCGCACACGAGTTCGTGCTTTAGGGGAACGATGTGGTCTACATGCCACGATATATTTGTCGATGCGGATCTGCGTCGCGCTAAATCGTACATTTCCTGAATGAAAAACTCGTTTGCCCACTGCGGCGTTGCCTTTTGTGAGACGGCGCGCCGCTTCGCTGAAGCGGCGCAGGCCTTTTCAAGATTCTTCTGTTGCCAAGCAAGTTTCGCGGCACGGTCAGCCTCTGTGTTATCGCGCCGCCACGCCGCGACCCGCACCTTTATGGCGTCTGAGTTCTTCTTGTATCTCTCCGCATCCCTTTTTTTGATTTTTTCTTTATTCGCCGCGTACCATGCCCTTCCATTGGCGCGATCCTTTTCTTTATTCTTCTCATACCATGCCTTAAAGCGAACGCGGTGCTGTTCTGGCGTGCGCAGATCACCTGCATTCATGGCAGAAGCCACAATAATTCCCCTTCAAACGCAGGCTTCAAACTCATAGCGCGCTACTGCGGCTTTCCATGCGGCGCACATCGCCGCTCGACCCAAGCCACCAGCGCTCGCTCGCTCGGCATCTGGTAGGCTTCTTCGATCAGCATGCGCAATCGAGCCGCGTAGCGATCGTCGATTCCTCCGCCTTTGTGTACCAAGTTAATCACGTTCATATATTCCGTGATGGTCATCGGCGGCTGCCTTGGGTCTATCCCTCTCACGTGACGGGCGATCATGCGCGCATCGCATTCCGGCTCGATCATTGGCCCGCGGAGCGCATCATCCTGCGCCAAAGCGAGACTGACCCCGACACACAAGACAGCGAACAGCATAGATAATTGGAATAATCTGGTCATGGCATCAATCCTCGCAAGTTAAATTGTTGCGTTCTTTGATGGAACGATTCGCAGCTTTGCGGTCGAGATAAAATTTTTCCAACAGATCAGCCTCAAGACTGAAAGCTTGGTGCTCTCTCAAAAACCATTCAGCGCAATCCGGCATTGCGCCCCGGGCGCGCCATTGAAGGTAATGGATCAGCTCGTGAAATAAGGTAGTCGCCTCAAATGGAATCGAGGCGTCGATGTTTTCATCCAGGTAAACAGCCTCACCAAGCACGTACACACCGAATATGTCACAGTGCTTGCAACCATAAATTTCACGCAGTTTCTCCGTGCTCACTCGGCGTATTTCTGGCAGAACCGCATCATCCGATCCGCCATACATCAGCTTCGCCAGGAAGAACGCTTGTGCCACATCAATGGGCCCCATCTTTGCGGGTATTGCCCATCCCGCTCCTACGCACAGAGCAATGAACAAGACCACCCGCGCTAGTGTTTTCACTTTTTCAATCGCCAGACGGTTTTGTAAGACCCATGACAATTGCGGCTGGCTTGTTTGGCCACGCCACAAGATTCAATTTGCCCGGCCAGTTTGCATCTTCGCAGCACACATCCCCACGCCCGCTTGTCTGGCGGCGGCGCAATGCCGTACTTCTCGGCCGCCATCCGAACACTTTCGGCCATGAACTCGCGATTGTGCCTGGCATACATCAGCAAAAACGCGGCCGCCGTCTTGGTCCACTGGTCGATAATTCTGTCAGCATGAGCGGCGGCTCGGTTCGCGCCTTCGTCAGCCATCTCAGTGATGTCAGTCATGCTGGCTCTTCCTTCTGATGAGGTTGTTTCTTTCGGTGATATCTTTCACGCATATCGTCTGCGCGCTCCCGACGCTCGCGCATGGCTGCGCTGCCCTGCCGCTCCTTGATCCAGTCGTTGACCTCCGCAATTTTTTCCCTTTGTATTTGCAAAATCATCATGCGATCGAGACTCATGCCATCACCTTCTTTTTGATAAGGGCAGACAACGCGCTGCGTACTTCCTGCGGCATCGCAGTTTTCTTTGCCAACGGTTCAACATCGTCTTCATCTTGTTCAATGAGCGGTGCGGCCGGCGCTTCCGTGAAGTGCGTGCGACAATACCATGGCCCGCGACCTGTGACGGACCTGGTGAGATACCCGGTTTTCGAACACTCCACGCCGTCGTTTCGGCCGAAGCATACGCGCGGCGGATCCCTGTCTTTTTTCTTTGGCGTCTCGAGCCATCCACACCTACAGGACGTAAACGGCTTTCCCAGCGCTTCCCCGCAGTCCGGGCAATCAGGGCGCATTGTGATCCACCACCAATTCGCCACTGTATTGATCGAACTTGACCTTGTTGAACAATGTAGCCGGCCGCAAGTAGGGCGCCATCTTTTCATCGCCGGTCCAGTCCCTGACCTTCTTGGTGATCACCTGCCGGCAATCAACAGGCGTGGCGCCGTCACGCAACCTGGCGATGATGAATCCAAGATTGGTGCTGGTCGGCCGATAAGCCCTGCCGGTCTTGCTGTTCAAGAAGTTGAGAATATCGATTGCGAGGGGCTTGATGTCCGATTTATCGGACAATGTCTTTAAGGTCTTTGAACTTAATGCTTCTGCTTCTGCTTCTGCATTGCCTCTACCGCGGTCTACATTTTCTACATTCGTCTCTACATTCGGCATGGTTGGATGCCGATTACCTGCCTCTTTTGCCCGCCGAGCGCTGATGTATTTGCGTTTGGATTCAAGGATGGCTTCGTGATCGCGGATTGCGCGATATTTGGCGTGGTTTAAGAGTCTCCAGCCACCATCGATTTCCTCGATTCGGCGACCTTCGTGCTCTTTTGTCCGGCTGTCAGGGTCCGGCATCAGGAAGGAAGCGATGGCCTCCCGCGCGGCCTCAACTGGCACACGGGCACGATTTGCCAGACCCGGGATACTCCCCCATACCCTGCCGGCACGGTCAGACATCGCAAGCATCGCGATCCAAGTAAGCCGATGCGTATCCGGCGCGACCCAGATGGTGCTCTCCGTGATGGAGGCGAATAGCTTGGTGAAGGTCATGCTCATGTAGACATTGACTATCTACTTTGAATACGGCGCTGTCAAGCCCTCGATCGGACAAAAAAATCCGGGCACGCAAAAGGGAGGAACTACGCGCCCGGATCGAAACTCCCGATTTCTCGGGAGCCATCCCGATTGCTCGGGACGGGAGGAGACTTACACGGTCCTGCGGGCCAGCATGACGTGGCGGACGTAATGCCAGTCGATGTGAGGCAGCAGTGATTCAAAAGTGACGGCGCCGGCGCTTTCCTGGTCGATCGTCACCGCTAGGTAGAACTTCGGTTGCCGCGCGCCGCGGCTGATCTGGAACAGGTAGTCAACCGACGTCCCGCAGGCCGTTGCCAGCCTTTGGCGGGCCGCAGCGTCAAGACTCTTGAGGTAGTTGGAAAGTGGCATGATGGCCGAATACTAGCAATTGAATCGTCGGCGGTCAAATTCTGATACGTGCTATCATTTGCACATGGAGACCAAATCGATCCACGGCAATGCCATGTCCTTCGTTGCGGTGCTTGCCCTCGCCGGTGCCACGGCGGCCTACTACATCACCCTGAAAGCCGAGAACGCCTGCGTCCGGCTGGAAGAGGCCAAGACCGATTACCAGGTCCAGAAAATCAAGGCCCAGGCCGATTACTTCGACCATCAGGTAGATATGATGCTGGCCGTCAATGTGGCGCCCGAGATCCGCGGCCAGCACAAGACCGACATGCGCCTTGCCTACCTGGCCATTTCGACCGTCAACAAGGGCGCGCTTTCCGCCATCCAGCACCGCATCGACCGGCTCACCGCCGAGACCTCGAGCTATCCCTGCCGCTAGTCACGACACCGCCATTCAGGCCGGTTTCGTAAAAAATTCGTAGCAAATGCTTGACACAGTCCGAGCAAAAGCGCATATTTTCTTCCGCATCATTAGAAAACATGGAGATCGCGATGCAAATTGGACCGTTTCTTGTGTTGATTCAAGAGCCTCGGAAGCTCACTCCTTACACCAGATACAGCATCACTTGGCGCGGGATCGTACTCCGCCACCAGATCAGCATGCCCTGTCTGGATCAGTGCTGCGATGCCGCATTCCTGCGTGGCAGCCCGCTGAGTTCCACGCAAAAGGACAAACTGCGGCGCAGCCGCGCGCTCGCCGGCCGCTTCAAGAAATCCGCCGACACGATCGAGCCGTCAACGCTTCCGCCGTTCGGCAATACTGATGCCAAGGCCCGGGCCCGCGGCACGAAGATAAGCGCCCAAGGCGCCCATTGGAGGGCTCAAGGCAAATCCAAGCATTCCCAGTCCTGGCGCGATGGCAAGATCGTGGCAAATGATTCGGAGGAGGAAGAATGACAGCCGCCAATCCGCTAATTGTCCTACCTCTGCACATCATCAAGAGCGTGCGCGGAGACATTGAGGTTTTCGATTCCGCCGGCGTAGCGCTCATGTACTTCGACTGCGCGGAGATGCCGCAAGGCAGAGAGATGGCAGAATTTTTGATCGCGCGCGTGAATGCGTGCGCTGGATACGATGATCCAGCCACGATGCGCGCAGATGCCGGGTATTACAAGCAGTGGCGCGATGGAGCATTAAAGGCACAAGGACAGCGCGACGAATTGGCCAAGGCGCTGCGCAATTTGCAACAAAAGGTTGATCAGTTGATTTACAGGCCATCAGTTGACGATTCCCGTCTGATTGACAGACACACGCTGGAACTTCGCAAAGAAGGTGAGATATCGCGCGCCGCTCTCGCCAGCTTCGATACACAGCCCGAGAACGAACGCGATCAGCGTGCGAACGAACTCGTACAGTCTTGGGTCGACAACGGAGATGCGCAGCCCGGGCCAGCGCCATCCGCCGAGCGCCGGCAATTCCTTCTCGATGTGCTCACGACGGCCGCAGAAGGTGGCTGCAACTACTGGGCGATTGGTCGCAATGCGGAGCGCGACGACGACCTGAATTGGCTGTCGTTCGATCTGCGCGACGCCGAAGATGATGAGGCCGAATGGCACCACGTCGATACCGTGACAGTCGAGCGTGGCATCTTCGCAATCCTTTCCGGCCAAGTCAAAATATGCAACAAGACCACCATCGGCCAAATCGCTTCTGGCAATGCTCAGAACGATGGCGCCGATATCGACGCCAACGCCGCCGATTGCATCATCCAAGCGGGGATTTTCGGTGAGATTGTGTTCGGGTGAAATCATGTCCACAGACCACGTGATCCGTCCCGGCGAAATATGGGCCATCGAAGCACCGGATCCCCGCGCCACATGGCGCCGGGTCAAAGTGATCGAGTTGCTGTCACGCGGTCGCGCGCTTGTTGTGCCTTTCACGGGCCCGCACAAAGATCAGCAACTCAAGGTGAAGATCGAGACGTTCATCCAAAAGGAAATCTCAACATGAGACAGCCTTCGAATCCTCGAATCAGCCGTCTTGGCATATTCCTTTTCGCGATCGTGATAGGCGTTTTGCTCGGACTCATCATTAGCGCCACCGTTCGTGCCGACGAACTCTATCTTGAGCTTGGCATCGGGCGCGATCCACGGCTGGAAGAAGGAAGCAATCCGCGATCGATCATTCGACTCCGCTATGAAATGGACAATCCTGCTTGGTGGACGCCTGATGTCGTTGAGTGGGACCATCATTCCAGCGTGTTCGACGGCAAGCCGTTCAACAGGACGCCAGAGCAAACCATCGATCAATTTTCTTTTGTGTGGCGATTCCAGTTGTTGAAGTGAGGTAATCAATGAAGTGGATCAACGACCAAATTGAATGCGCAGTGCGCTGGCTCGACATGATGAAAGACGAAGCAGTTTTCTGGCTCGACATGACGAAAGGCGAAACGGTTTTCTGGATTATGTGGCTGATCATTACGTTTCTGATCCTCGCATCTGCGCCCAGCCATGCCATGCCTCGCGATCCAGAGAGCCTTTCGCCTCACGATGGGCCTTTTTTTACCCATTGCCGAGCGCCGCACGTCGACACCGAGTACCGCGTGATTATCCATTGGCAAGAAGGCGGCGCAATCATGGAAGCTTGTTCAATCGTAAAAGCCGAGGATCTGGACGCCGCCATCGGCCGGGTCCTCAAAGAAAAGAGGATGTAACCATGTTTAATTTGGTGAATTTTGGTCTCGCGCTTCAAGCTGCATCCGTCGGCAAACAACTGCCACGCGATTATTCCGTCGTCGTCACGGCATCGGTGTTTACCACCGTCATCAAGGTATCTGGAGCAACCAGCAAACAAGATGCTCTGCAACAAGCTCGCGACGTTGTCACTGTCGCGTTCCCGCGACTGTCGGATGTGAAATATAAGGTGCTATAACTTACGAGCCTCCGCCAAGCCTGTCGAACAGCCGTCCATCGGACCAGGGGCGACGTTGGCGCGGGGCTCATCTTTCAAAGGAACTAGAGAAATGACGACGCCCGCACTTGTAAATGTTTCTATCCCATCCCTGGCGATGGCCGAGGAAGAACTGATCCGCGTCCTCGAAGCCAGCGTCTATCCAGGCGCGAAGCTGGAGAGCATCAAACTCGTCATCGGCTACTGTAAAGCACAGAACCTCGACCCGATCCTCAAGCCGGTGCACATCGTCCCGATGGACGTGAAAACCGATAAGAAGGACAGCAAGGGCGATGCGATCTACGAGAAACGCGACGTCATCATGCCCGGCATCGGCCTGTACCGCACCAACGCCGCACGCACGGGCGATTACGCCGGCATGAGCGAGCCCATGTTCGGCCCATCGAAGAAACTAACGTACCAAGCAGACAAGTGGGAGGACGGCGAACACGGTCGCGTGAAATCGAAAGTCGCGGGCGAGTGCGAATACCCGGAGTGGTGCAAAGTCACCGTCAATCGCATCGTGCAAGGTCAGGTCGTCGGCTTCACCGCCGCCGAGTTCTGGAAGGAGAACTATGCCACCGCCGGCAAGTGGAGCGGTGAGGCGCCAAACGCCATGTGGAAGAAGCGCCCGTTCGGCCAACTTGCCAAATGCGCCGAAGCGCAGGCCCTCCGCAAAGCATTTCCCGAGGTCGGCGCAATGCCAACGGCCGAGGAAATGGAAGGCAAGGACCTTGATAGCGCCACGATCGACGGCACGACCGGCACGGTGATCCCGCAAATCGAACAGCCGCAATCCAAATCCAAGCCACCGCAGCCGGAACAACCGAAACAGGAGGACACGCCAACCACGGAAAGCAAGTACAAAGGCGCGCCCGCCACCGATGGAATGAAGCGCACCGTGCGCGCTGCCCTTACAAATGCGGCGCTCTCAGAAGTCGACATGAAGGCACGATTCGGTTTCGGTTTAGAAGAGATGCCGAGGGACGCAGTAAACGACACCATGGAATGGATTAAGAATCCGGTCCCGGCAAAGTGAGCACTCAAACGAATCAACCCTGGGAAAGCTCTCTGCCGCTGGCTACGACTTTGCAGGAGCGGTCACACTTTGGGCATGGGTACAAGAACGAATCTCTGGAAACCAAGCGGCGCCACGCTATCCAATGGCTGCGCACAGCATCCAAGACTGGATGGGTCATGGACAGGACGATCCGATTCATGCATGGAGAGACTTATGAGTAAGACGCCGAGAACAGATGCATTGGAGCGCGAGACATATTCTATGTCTCTTAGCGACGCACGAATCAAACAAAGAGAGTTGTGTTATGAACTCGAACGCGAACTCGCCGCCGCGTTCAAAGCCAAGGAGATAGCCGATCAACAGATCGCGGCTCTTGTTCTCACCTTGGGGAGATATGAAAACGAGAACGAAACACTGCTCAAGGCCAAGGAAGAGGCGGAGCGGGATGCGGAGAGGTATCGGTGGCTGAGAGAGCGTTATTCAGCAGCAGATATGAATTACAAAGACTTGGGAGAGGGCCAAGCTGGCAGGCCGGTGGCCATATTCTCTGTTACTAGCCCGTGGCCATTTTCATTCAATTATGAAAAAGCCGCCAGTCTCTTGGACGCAGCAATTGACGCCGCCATCGACGAGGCGAGGAAGCCATGACCATCCGCGAAGACATCGAGACGATGGCCGAGGACGCCGCGAATGAAATTGACCAGACCCTTCGACAGCGGCACACGCACAAGGAGGTTGTGATTGCGGTCAAGCATCGTATCCTCGCCGGGGTCAAGCTGGTGCTGGAGCGTAAAGAAGGCATTTCACCAGAGGATGTAGCAAAACGTGGTGCGGAATGGGATGCGCTAAACGCGATCGCCGAACAATTTGTTGCTGATTATGAATTTGATGCGGCAGAAGATGGATACCATAATCCCACCGATCAGGAACGCATACTCATTAACGATTGCATCGCCGGGATTCTGGCCGACGATTCCTTTATGGCAGCGATTGCGCGAGTCTATCCAATACGCCGCGCCATGACCGCCCAACTGCTGAAGGAGCTGGAGACATGAGTGACTGCCAGCTTGCCGTTGAGCCATTCTTCCAATGCTGCTGCAATTGCAAGCATCACTGGCAGGACTTCCATCACTGCACAACAGCCTGGGAAATGCGCGAAACGAAGGGCGGCTGCGTGTGCAGTGAGCCCAAGGGCTGGATTTGCGTTGGCCTGCGCGCAGTCGGCGACGGAAGCATTGGCGTGCATTCAGGCTGGCCGGAGCACTCGATAGGTTGCGAGTTGTACAGTCCGATTAAGCTGAAGGAACTGAAAGCGTGAGTCTCACCTTCGACCCAGTTCAGCATCACTATTTCTGGAAAGGCGTCCGCGTTCCGAACGTGACGTCGATCATCAAGCCACTGACCGATTACAGCATGGTGCCGGAGGCAACGCTCGAGCTCGCGCGGCAGAAAGGCGTTGCCGTTCACAGCATGGTCGAATTGTGGGCTGCAAACGAATTGGACTATGGTGTGATGCCGGAATGGATGTTCCCTGTCTTGGATCATTGGCTGCAATTCGTTCACGACACTGGATTTCAATTGCTCTCATCTGAGCGGCGCGTTTATCACGCCGGGTTCGACTATGCTGGTACGCTCGACCTGCGTTGTCTGTTGCCGAAAACCGCCCTCAAGGGCCCTGGCATCCTAGACCTGAAACGCAGCTTCATGGCCGGCGCAGCGATCGGCCTGCAACTTGCTGCCTATGCCGCGGCCGATAACCTCGATCGCGCGAAAGCAGATAAAGCCCAATGGCGCGCTGCACTACGGCTGCGCGAAGATAGCCCGCCGCGGCTTCAAATTTATGAGGACAAAAACGATTTCGTCGTATTCCTTGCCTGCCTCACAATGTGGAAGTGGCGAGCCGAACATGACTAACACGATATGTAAAATCAGTCAGTGCAACCGCACGGTACTTGCCAAAGGATTATGCGGCATGCACTACCAGCGGATGTCAAAACACGGATCAACTGATCGCCAAAACATTAATAAGCCAGCAAAAGAAAGGTTCTGGGCAAAGGTAATTAAGACCGACAAATGTTGGCTATGGATTGGCGCGCTGTCGAAGCCGCCATACGGCACCTTTCAGTTTGAGGGTCGCGTTCAAAAAGCCCATCGAGTGTCATGGATTCTAGCGCACGGTCCTATCCCTCGTGGCATGAATGTGCTCCACGACTGCGACAATCCGCCGTGTGTCCGCCCCAGTCACTTGTTTCTCGGCACTCATCAGGACAACGCAGATGACATGATCGCCAAAGGGCGCCACGCAGATGTGAAAGGCGAAAAGCATCCGCGCAGAAAACTCTCCGCTGAGGCAGTGCGTGCGATTAGGCAAGTGTGCTCTGAAGGAGTGAGTCAATCAGACGCTGCGCGTCGCTACGGCGTGAACCATCGAACAGTTCATCTAATCGTCCATAGAAAAACATGGACACATATCTAAAGGAGTCACCCATGACTGACATACCTCAAGCCCAAACCCAGGAAGTCCCGAGCAATCTTTCCTTGACTCTTGCCGTGCCGGCTACTTTGGCAGTGAACATCGGCCAAGGCAATGATCTCCTTGTGACGGCAAACGATTTCATTATCGACTGTCAGGAGATGGCTGCACTCGCTGCTCAGAACATGACTGTGTGCAAGAAATTCGGCGCAGTCATGGAAGCCGGCCGCAAAGATTTCCTTGAGCCCGCACAACTCATCATCGAGCGGGCCAAAAAGTGGTTCAATCCACCGCTCCAGGCCGCTCTTGCCGCCGAAACCGTCTACAAGACAAAATTGGCCAGCTGGACCGAATCCGAGCGCAAGCGCATCGAACTGGAAAACCAGAAGCGCGAGGAGCTGGCTCGCAAACTGCGCCAGGAAGCAGATGCCAAGGCTGCGTCAGAGCGGGCCCGCGCGGCGGAGGTCGCCCGTCAAAAGGAAAATGAAGCACGAGTCGCGCGTGAAGCCAGAGAAAAAGCGGAGCGCGAAGAACGCGAGGCTGCCGCGGAAAAAGCACGAGCCATCGAAGAAGGAAACAAGGAAGCCGAAAAAGAGGCCATCCGGAAGGCCGCTTTGGCTCGCGAGGAAGCGCAAAGGAGCGCAGCGGCCGAAGCCAGAGCCAATGAACATGCCGCGGCTGCCATCGAGACCGGGGAGGCCAAGGCGCTGACTGCACAACTCGAGGCCGCAGCAGTCGCTACCAGTGCCGCGCCTGTCGTACAACAAGCAGTGGCCGGCTTCAGCATGCGCAAAAACTGGATGGCCCAGATCAACTTGAAGCTCACCGAGAATGATGTGAAACTTCTGATTGCCAAGGCGGCAATTAACGATGGCCGCATTGACCTACTCGGTCTGCTCGACCTGAACATCGGCGCAGCCAGCAAAATGGCCAAGGCGCTCGAAAGCGCGTTTTCCGTACCTGGCATGCATGCAGTCAACAACTCGATCGCAGCCGGAAAGAAATAACCTAGGAGAAACGATGATTACGCTTCACGAAATTCAAGGGTCCTCGCAGATCAATGGCTGCGGTTACGACCCCGTATCGCAGGTACTCGCCATTCGCTTCAATTCCGGCGCCGTGTATCACTACGCCAATGTCCCGCCGGAAATCCACACGGGAATCATGGCGGCGGCCGAGGATCCGGAAAAATCTGTTGGACGGTTTTTCGGCCAGAGCGTGAAAGGCAAATTCGAGTACAAGAAACAGGAGCCCGAAGCCAAGCCGGAGGCACCGCCAGCATGAATTCAAAACTCTGCAAAAGACTTCGCCGCACAGCAGAAACGCGCACAGTCGGCAAGCCAGTGAGGCGCTGGCTACGCATGCGTAACGGCATGATCATCAATGATCCCAACAGCACACGCGGCGTTTACCGTGCTCTCAAACGCGAGCACAGAAAGGCTATTCGCCAATGCTAACCACTCACGCAGTTGCAATTGATCATGCATGTCTGTTACGCATCGAAGAAGTTGGTCCGACTTCTCGATGCCTCGGGACGCAGTGCATGGCTTGGCGCTGGCATGATCGCCCGCCGATGACAAATTGCACAACTCGTTCTAAAAAGATACCGGAACCTGGCGCTCCCGTGACGCTCGAACACATGAGCGTTCCGCCTGGGAATGGCTGGAAGCCCATTGGCAATCCAATGCCACCCGATCCAAGTGGAGAACAAGGTCGCGCGTGGGTTCAAAACTGGACACGCGATCACGATGCCGCGCAGACTGAGCGCCGAGGCTATTGTGGTCTCGCCGGCAAGCCAGACTTTTAGCCACATGAAAAGTCTCACAGCGAATAGGTTACGCAAAGTTTTGGACTATGATCGTGCGACCGGCGTGTTCCGGTGGCGCATGTCGCTTTCTAACCGTGTGAAGATCGGCGAGGTTGCCGGTTGTACGGGTAAGGATGGCTATCGGCAAATTCGCGTTGATGGACATGACTATCTTGCCAGCCGTCTTGCTTGGTTGTACGTCCATGGCTGCTGGCCCACAAATCAAATCGACCATAAAAATACCATCCCCGGAGATGATCGCTTCGAGAATCTGCGTGATGTCACACCCGCCGGAAACAGCCAAAACCGGCGGCGGGCGAATCAAGGCAACAAAACCGGGTTGCTCGGCGTGACTGCGCATTATGGAAAATATCAGGCACGGATCAGGATCGATGGGAAGAAGCGCCATCTCGGCGTGTTCAACACCCCGGAAGAGGCGCATGCCGCTTATGTCGCCGCCAAGCGCGAGTTTCACGCCACTTGCACGATCTAAACAAATGACAAACAATGAGTTCGACAGCGCCCGCAAGCAGAACCAAGGCTGCATCGTATTCAAATTGGTGAAGGATGGTGCCGAGCGCGTGGTCGCAATGTCTAAAGAACGGGCAAAAGAATCAAGCACACTGCTACCGAACTGGACATTCGGAGCGTTGCATGGCTCAACGATTCACCTGAAAGGAGGCAACTCCGATGCCACAGTCATGGCTTCTTCTGATATTAACCGCTTTAGCACTGTTGACGACAACATTCTTGGGCACCATTCTCGCCGTGTACTTTCTGGAGTGGACGCGGGCCGTTCAGGACAGACGAAACGCGCGCGCTAAAGCAAAAGCGGAGCGCACGAATTCAATCAGCATAGTCATTCCGATCAGAAAGGAAAAACGGCGATGAGTACGAAACTAGACAAATTGCTGGCAAAACGCGATGCCATCTACACGCAGATCGATGCGCAAACCAAGCGAGATTTTCCGCCTGGGATGCTTGTCACATGGGAATTCAATGTCAAAGACGGGACGCGCGCCCAATATGGCATCGTGATCTCAGCGGACTCCTGGCAAGGAAGCCCTATGGTCGTGTGCACAAATAACCATACCGGCAATCGAGTGAGGGTGCCCTATTCCAACAAACTGCGCTCTCTGCGATGAATCCAGAGTTCAAAGAGCCATTCCTGAAGTGCTACTGCGGCAGCGACATGACGCTGCGCAAGTCCAAGTACGGGCCGTTTTATGGCTGTACTCGCTATCCGGAATGTGATGGCGCGATAGGAATGCATCCGGATGGCACGCCTCTAGGTGTGCCCGCGGATAAGGAGACCAGGACAAAACGGATTGAGGCTCACGAAGTATTCGACGAACTCTGGAAATCTCTTGGCGCACCTTATACGCGCACCCAAGCGTACTTCGAGATGCGCTGCATGATGGGACTGAGCGATGATGAAGCGCACATCGCCAACTTCAGCAAGGAGCAATGTGAGAGGATGATCGAGAAGGTCCACAAACGCATTACACGCCTAGCTGGCGATTGAGAGGATTTCAATCATGTGGAGCAGAGAAGAATTCGAAGCACTGGTGCCCAAAGAAGCCGGGAGTGAAAGTTACGCCAAGAGCGCTAGTGAAGAAATCGCTCCTGAGCGCCGAGCGAGCCCGGGCTGGTTCAGTCATTTGCTGACGCTGTTCACGGTGCATCGACTCCTGAAACACAGCACACAGGAAACGAAAAACTGCCTGACAATGCTCAACGTGATGTCGCAACAGATCGATGGGTTGCGTCGCGATATGGCGGCAATACAAATGCACATCAATCACCTGAATCGCAGACAGGCCGAGGATGCCGCGCTCCTCAAGAAATTGCAAGATGCGGCAATTTTGAATCTCCCGGGGTAATACGAACAGCCAGATTACACGGAGGTACAGCCATGGACATGACCGCACTGGTCTCACAATTACTGTTCACGCTCCAACTGCTGACCGGCTATCAGGTATCGGCACCGGAAGTGCAGCAGAAGTCGAGGGCTGAAATTGGGGCAATCCTCTGTCCGGTTAGCAAGTGCGCGCCGTATTCGGCCTATCGTGAAAGCGTGGTTTATCTCTCACACGATGTTGATCTCAGCACTCCAAAAGGTCGATCCACGCTATACCATGAACTCGTGCATCATGCCCAAGAGAAGGGTACCCACAAAGGCCAGCGCCATGTGGCGAGCGGAGATGCCTGTTCTGAATCTGTGGCTCGCGAGCACGAAGCCTATGCCGCTCAGAATCAATACTTGAGCGAAATCGAGAATAGCGGGCTTCGAGCTTACTACAACGGACGCTGCTGGTGAAAAGCCTATCTCACAGGATTCTCAGCCTTCTCGCCGAGAACAATGGACGGCGAATGTGCAACAGTGATCTGCGCGTGGCCATTGATACCGGGCATACGCCGGCTGAAATTTCCGGGCGCCTGGGCTGGCTCATAATCAGAAAATGGGTGACGACTTCCACTCATTACGGAAAGATGCACTATGCGATCACATCTGCCGGTCTCGACAGAGTTTACGGACCGCGCCCAGGTAGCGAGGCCGGCATTGCGCCTGGTCTATTCCTCTTGCAAACGTGTTGGAGCGGGCCCCCACACGATGGGAGAAAAGAGCTTTCACATGAAGCCTGATCAATCAGCGCAATTGAAACAACTTCGCGAACATGCCAGAGCATTGCGCATCGATATCAGCGGCGCTCGTGCGGCCGGCGCGGATCAGAAGTTAATTGAGCAGGCTCGCTGGGAATTGCTCTGGGCAGTTAAGTTGACGATAGAGGCGATCGACAAAGGGACGCATAGTGAAAACATCCATAAAAATCCTTGAATTCGTAGGACAAGGGCTTTGCCTATTCTTGCTCATGGGCATCATGCTGCTTGGGGGAATTCTTTGCTGGCTGGAAAAACGCCACAAGGCTAAATCGAGACGCAAATTTCGCGATGTCAGAAGGAAGAAAATCGTTCCTCAAACCAAACAGCCTGAACAGTATAGAAAGCGCCCACAATGAGCGAGACACCGAGGACAGCTGCGCAAGCAGCGGGAGAATCCACTGAACAGAAGATTGCGAGACTTGAACGCGAACTCGCCGCCGCGCTCAAGGCCGAAGCACACACACGGGCAGTTCTGAAAAGTGTCGAACGAGATTTGCGCGAACAGTTAGCAACCGCGCTCAAGGCCAAGGAGATTCTAAGAGATGGCAGAGAAAGTGATGCTCGTGCAGCCCATCTTGCTGCACGGTTGCACGGAGAACAAATTGCCGAATTGCGCAAGGCCAAGGAAGAGGCGGAGCGTACTGCTGACATAACAATGACCGGCTTTGGCAAGCTGGAAGAAAAATTCCGTGAGCAAGTCCTTCGCGCCGAGGAGGCGGGACGGAACGCGGAGAGGTATCGCATTCTACGCAATGGAGATGTTAAAGGTTACGCCGTAATGCAGATAAGCGAATCCTACGAGCGTCGTGTAAGTATAGATGGGGATAGGCTTGACGCCATCATCGACAAGGAGACAACCAGTGTCGTCACTAAATAAACCTAGCACATTCGACTGCATGAAGAAGGTGCAGACCAACCGCGATCTTCCATACTTTCTACTGTTGGCTTCCGATCCGCTGGCCGCGGATCTCGTCAACGAATGGGCATTCCGCGCCAAACTGGCCGGCGTCAACAAGGCCAAGGTCGCTGAGGCCGAGCGCTGCGCTATCGAGATGGCCGACTATCATCACAAGAACCGGCCAACGGAAACGAAGGAATAGCCATGGCTGAAACAAGCCGCATTGAATGGACGCGCTCGACGTTCAATCCTTGGATTGGTTGCACCAAGGTTGGGCCCGGCTGCGATCATTGCTATGCCGAAACGCTAGATAAGCGCCACAATTGGGGCGGCGCGACGCACTGGGGCCCAGGCGTGCCACGTCACCGCACCAGCGTTCACTATTGGAATGAGCCTCTGCGCTGGAGTGCGAAAGCCGCTTCGGCCTCGATGAAGTGCAGCCAGGGCCATACATTCACGAACGAAGCTCGGCTCGCCATCGAGATTAATGACGTTCTGGCGATGATTGAAATGCTGAAGGCCGAATGGCTGATTACCAGTATGGTCGATCGAGCCGCGATCGACCGCAAGAAAGCAAAGGTCGAGGCATTCCTGGAGTATTCCAAGAAGTGCGGGACGCTGCAACCATGAACCGCATCGTCATCGGTGACTGCCTGGAAAAGCTTGCAGAAATTGCAAATATGTCGATCGACGCGATCATCACGGATCCGCCGTATCATTTAACCACTGGGAAGAAAGGCGGAAGCGGGCCGGCTTCCGTCAATCTGCAATCGCCCTATGGCCGCGCCCGCATCGGAACCGGCTTCATGGGGATGAAGTGGGATGGCGGAAATATAGCCATGCGGCCCGAGACGTGGGCCCTGATGCTGCGCGTGGCGAAGCCCGGCGCGCACTTGCTGACTTTCGGCGGTGCGCGGACCTTTCACCGGGTCTGGTGCGCCGTTGAGGACGCCGGCTGGGATGTACGAGATACCCTTCTTTGGCTGCATGGCGAGGGCTTCCCGAAGTCGAGCAATCAGAAAGGCGAATGGGAAGGATGGGGCACGGCGCTCAAGCCTGCCTTCGAACCGATACTGTTAGCGCGCAAGCCGCTTATCGGCACGGTCGCCGAGAACCTTGCGGCGCATCATATAGGCGCGCTCAACATCGACGCCTGCCGCATTCCTGGTGGCGCAGGCGGCACCCGTGAAGGCGAGGACTCAGCGGGACGCCGGTATGCGGAGAAAGGTTCTACGAACTTTGCGCCGACTCCGGGGCCGCGAGGCGGGGATGCGAAGGGCCGCTGGCCGGCCAATGTCCTGCACGATGGCAGTAATGAGGTAATTGCTGCATTTCCGCTCGAGGCCGGCGCTGCGGCTCCGGTCACTCGGCGCGGTGCGGACAAATCCAGGAACAGTTACGGTGTCTTTGCTGGGCAAGAGGAAGTCGGGCACTTCCACGATGACAGCGGCAGCGCCGCCCGTTTCTTCTGGTGCCCGAAAGCATCCAAGCGCGATCGCAATGAAGGTCTGGAGGGCATGCCACGCAAGGCCGTGAACTGGTCGAGCGGAGATCAATCGCCCGGCACGTTTCAATCCCCGAACACCGACCGCGAGAACGAGAACTTCCATCCCACGGTCAAGCCTACTGAGTTGATGCAATGGTTGATTCGGCTGGTGACACCGAAAGGCGGGGTGGTGCTGGATCCTTTCATGGGCTCCGGCTCTACCGGAAAAGCAGCGATGCGCGAAGGCATGTCATTCATCGGCATCGAGCTTGACAGAGCGTACACGGAAATCGCGGAACGCCGAATAATCGGAGTTGCGCCATTGTTCGCAGATAAGATTGAATCATGAGCGGCTGGATTGGCGTCGACCTCGACGGAACATTGGCCTATTACGATGGCTGGAAATCGCCGTCACATATCGGCGATCCTATCCCGAGAATGGCCGAGCGTGTACGCCAGTGGCTGGCAAAGGGGCAGGAAGTGCGTATCGTCACAGCCAGGGCCGGAGTGCCAGAGCTTATCGCCCCGGTGCAGGCATGGTGCCTGAAACACTTTGGAGTTGAATTGCCAGTGACGGACCGCAAGGACTTCAGGATGATTGCTCTTTACGACGACCGCGCGGTTCAAGTAGAGTACAACACAGGTAGGATCATCAAAGGAGAACGCGATGATTGAGACGCCGAGACCGTTGATTGCCAAACTACATGCTCATCTGCGCCAGCTTGCTCCGCACATCAAGGAGCGTGAAACCGGGGAATTGCTGAGGCAATCTCTGGTGAGGATTATTGAACTGGAGAACTTCGAAAAGGCATGGTACGATTGGCTTAGTCTTCAGGGTGGCGATGTGACAAAGATGTTTGATGCCGCCAGGCGTTGCGAGCGTGTCGAGGCCGAGATGGAAAAGTTGAAGATTGTCTTGGCGCAAGAGCGTTTCGAGCGTGCTGACAAAGAATTGTCCAGACGGCTGAGAATGCCGTTAAACATCACTCGCCCGCTCATTCTAAAATCGATGATCATCTTTGTCATCGCATTTGTGCTGAGTTCTGCGGTGATTTGGTTGACAGGCGCCGCCGAAGCACAAGACTTGATCCCATGCGTCGCCCGCGGCCGCACAGCGTTCTCAATGGTGATGAGCCATGGGCAAGGCACGCCGCTCGATGAGGTTGCCGTCCAATTCCACAAGGGCGAGCGTATCTTTGTGACTGATGATGAATACGTGAATGGGGTCCGCGAAGAAATACGGCCTCTGATCGCGAGTTCTCCAATCCCCCCCAAAGACACTTACGCTTTGGAAGCTTACGCCCAGTGGATCGGCAATAAAGTAGCCGGACGCTGTGCTTATGAGCTTGGGAAAGAGCGTGCGAAGAAGGCGATTGAATCTCCGGCGCAGCCAATACCGGAACAAGAGGATCCGGCTTACTACATCTGCCGATAGTGTCACCCGCCAGCGCATCATAGTGCGCTGACAGATTGGCATTTCGCTAATCATTTAACGATCGATGAAAGGAATAACGTGAAAAAGGTACTTGCTCTATTTGCCGTCCTGATGCTGTGCGCAAGCTCGGCATTCGCTACAAACAACGGCAACGGCAATGAGTGTCAGGGGAATTCGTGTTCAAACAACGGCGGTGAAGGCGGTGAAGGCGGTCAAGGCGGTCAAGGCGGCGGCGGTGGGAATGCCAACAACTCAACGACCAATACGAATACCAACACCAATACCGCCACGGGCGGCACCGGGCTCAGCGTCATCGGCTTCGGCAACAAGGTATTATCGCCGGAAGCCAACGCCAACAGCGTCAACGTGCTCAGCAACAAGCAAAGCCAGCATCAAGGCCAGGTCCAAGTCCAGTCAGCCGACAACAACGGCAACAACTGGAACTATACCAACGTCCAGCCTGATCATCTGAAAACGACCGGCGTGGCTCCAAGTGTCCAGGGCAATACGACGGCACCTTGCCGCATCCAGATCGGCGCATCCGCTGGCTGGATGGGCGGCTCCTTCGGGGCCGGCAGTTCCATTCTGGATGAAGGTTGCGACACTGGAAGGGATATCGAGATCATCAAGGCGATGCCCGGACTGAGCGATGCCGAGCGTAACCTGGCGGCCGTGGCCCGTGCCTGCGACAAACCGACTCTTGCCAAGGCTCTTGGTGACAAGTGCCCGAAGGCGGCGCCGGAAGTCCAGCGAGTGAGCGCCATTCGTTCAAGCGATGGCGTGGTGACATCCAAGAAATACTGATCAGCAACAATTAGGAATTACATCCCTACAGCGGCCGCATTCGTGCGGCCGTTTTTTATTTCTTCGCTGCGAACTCCCGGGTAAGGCGCTCCATCTTTTCTCGTTGGTAGGCCATCTTCTTCTCGTAGTCATCCCGACCCATGCCGTGACGCGAGTATTCGCGCGCGAGCTGGTACATGATGGACTTGATCTGTCCGATCTGAATCTGCAACTCGATAGCAGCATTGCGCTGCATCACGTCCGGCGCGTAGCTCGAGACTTTGATCCCAAAGGACGATAGACCTGCCTGCGCAAAGGATTGCTCGCGGCCGAACACGTCCGTCCTCCCGGTGCCCGCCCGCACGAGCGCGGTTCCAGCGTAAGAGAATGGAATCCATGGCGCATTCGGAGCAAATGATTTGTAAACGTGCTCAGATATCTTGCCGCTGATCTCCGCCATGGTGTCGGTTTCGCGATTGGTGATCGGCTTGCCGGTGAACAGGCTCTTGTTGAAGATGATCTCGCCAATGATCGCCAAGGGCCCGCCTGGCACCAGGGTTGGCACGAATGGGATGGCGGCCTGGGTCTCGCCAGTGTCGAAGATATCCCCGAGCGGTATCCATCGGCGCACGTCCAAGAACACAGGCTGGTCGCTCTGGTCATTCCAGGGCATACGGATCAGCTTCGGTACGATGCCCCAGATTCGTCCCGCCTTCTCATCCGGCAGGAAGGCACGCTCCCGCTCCTCATCGTCGTCTGAGAGGCCCAGCATGGCGTAGGCGATGGCATTGAGCCCACCTGCGACCAGCATGTACTTGGCGAGCTTCCAGGGTTTGCGGGAGAATCCGTGCAACAGCCGTGGCAATGCCCGGTAGGAGAATGAGATGAAGGGCAGCGCCGTATGGCGGGCCGCCTGAATCCAGGGCGCGTTGATGTTATAGTCGAGGAAGGCTTGTTTTGCTGTCTTGCCAGCCTCCAAGTCGCTCTTGCCGGCTGCGGTTTCCCGAAGGAATACGGCCAGGCGGAAGAATTCATCCTCGAACTGATAGGCGTCCATCATGGCATTGGCGCCGCGCCGGGCCCACTCGGCCGGCCTGGAGACCGCCAGCCGCGTAGCCGATTCCTTCAATTTGCCGTGCGCGAGCGCGGATAGGAAGGCAACTGCCTCTTCCACCACATCAGCGCTCCCGGCCTGCACTTCCTCACGAAGCGCCGCGAGGAGTGGCCTGACCGTCTCTTGCTGTAGCTCATGGGTGACGAACATGCCAGAAGTCGCACCAGAATCCTCGAAGCGCTGGATGGTGAGTTTCGCCTTCTCATCTCCAGACTGTGCTTCCAGGTACACCTTCATGGAATCCCACAAATCGCGGCCGGTAATGTCCTCGACGTCCGCGAAGATGAAATTCGCCATGACGTTGTTCATGTGCACGACCGGGCTCAGCGCTGTTTTGCTGATCTTGAACCACTTGACCACGTTGCCGTACAGCCGTCCAAACGGCCTGTAATTCTGGTTCGCGATCTGCCGGATGTCGTTCCAGATGGGACCGGGAACGTACAATCCGGCGAGTTTCCCATAGCGCAGGGTATTCGTACCCGGCACCTTGCTCACCGGGACATGCACCCACGTCCCGGGACGATAAGCCTTCGATAGCCGTTCGCTGGCCTCTGCGATCTCTCCCTCGGGCTCCGGCTTGGCGTAGTGTGAAGCCAGCCATTCAAGAAAACGGCCCACTTCCAGGTCGCGCTGCATCATGTGGAGCGTCTTGGCGACCGAATACTTCACGTCATCCAGTTCGCCCATCTTCTCGCGCTCGGCCTTGGTGAAATCGCGCCACATGAGCAGCTTGTCGCCCTTGGTGTCGCGCGCTTCCCAAAGACCCTCATCCCGGTGCCATTCCCCGAATTTGGCCGGGACCGGGTGCTCCGCCGGCCAGTACACGACCTCGAGGATTTTGCCCAGTTGGCCGGTCTTTCCCATGCCAGGCAGCGGCTCGACACCTTCCCCGCGATTGGCACGGCGGTCGAAGCGAATAAACTTCATGCCTCGCAAACCCTTGTCGGCACGACCGGACTGCACCTTGCGCTCCCACCACTCCGGCGCGGCATTGCGGATCTTAGCCATGGTGACTTCTTGCGTCATGCCGCGACCTTTGTACTGCTCGCCCAGGATGGAGATGGCGCGGCGGTGCGCCGGGACCGCTCCCTCATCGGCCAATTCGTACTTGGCATAGGTGCGATGCAGGTAAGACATGACGTTACGCTCGAACGAATCCTGCCCAAGCTGGCCGAGGCGCACAGCCTCTCGTCCCATGTCCACAATCATCCCTTTGACTTTGACGAGCACGGCCTGGCTCTCCGCCGGCAAATCGGAAAGCAATCGATCACCTTCGGTTTCGTTCTGCGTCATCCACTGGTAAGCAACTCGGGACTGCGCACGGTCCAACATCGTAAGCGCATCCACGATGGTCTTGATGTCGCGCTCGCCGCGGCGCACGTTCACGAATGCCTGATCGCGCCGCTCGATATAGTCCAGCGTCAGCCCATAATCGGAAACAAGGCCAGCCTTCATGCCTTCAGGGACAAAAGCGCCAATGCGCCCGAGCAGGAAATCGTATGAGCGCGACGTGATCTTTTCGAGACCGATGGCCTGCATTGGCGCCCGAAGCAGAATATCCAGCAAACCAGTACGACGAGGAGCTTCCAAACCACTGGGCTTTTGACCGCCGCCCCTCGATAGCCTGGCAGTTCCACGCGCCTGCACATAGCCACTCAAGGTCAGGAATCCGTACATTGGCACGTCCGGGTCATTCGACAGGTTGCGGAACACCGTGCCCAGTTTCTGCCAGAATCCTCTTGCATCCTTTTTGGCCTGTCCTGGCAACACATCCTCGTCGGGTCGCACGACAATGTCTACGATTTCCAGAGATTTCCCGGGCGCGTTGCTCGCGAGCATGGACGCAATTACGTCCTCTCCATAGCCTTTGTCACTTTGCTGGTAGAAATCGCTGATGCGAATCGAATGCACGTTCACGAAATTCCCATCACCGTCAATTTCGCTGCGCACAAAGCCAATCTCCGCAGGCGCGCCAGCCTTGACGCTCATCGCGGTGTCGTAGATTTTGAACAACATCATGCGCGTATTCGCGCTTTTCCCTTCCTCAACAGCGCCAGCCAATCCAATGTGCTCATTGTGGTATATCGGCAGACCGCGCTTGTCTGTTGCGCGCTCGAAGCGGTATTCGTCAATGCGATCGGCGGGACGCGCTGATATTCTGGAAAGAGCGAAATCCTCGACAGCTTCTTCAGCAGCCTGCGTGTCGCCCGAGAACACGGAAGGGCCAAGCGTCCCCACGCGCCCTTCTCTGGTGAAGCGACCGGCGCTCTCGACCAGTGCTCGGATATCTCCAATGCTGTATTCGAGAGTGAAGCCATGGGCACGGAGCCAGTTGCGGATAAAGGATACCAATCTCTCCCATCCAGAAAGCTCGACCGCCTTGCCGCCCAGGTCTGCCAGAACTTCCTCTGTCGCCTGCATCGTCGTCAAGTCACGATATTGCAATTTCAGATCGCGCACCGCCGTCTTGACATTCTCATTGCCGCGGTAAATTTCCATGAGCAGAGGATCGATCGCTTCACCGAATATGCCGCGCAAGCCAAAGTGCGTAGCTTCATGCAGAATAACGAATTGCACGCGCCCGGCATCGCGCATGTGCCGGGAGAAGAGATAGATTTTGCCCTCGTGGAATGCGCCTTCAGCAGTATCAACCGCACCTTTCACTGTGATCAGGTCCAGCAATCCAGACGGCACACCTTCGCTTCTCGGCGTTTCTACCACCACGATCTCAGGAGCGCCCTTCCAGTTGCGCGTCAAGCGATCAACCATAGCCTGCACGGATGCGCGTGGAAGCCCGGGTTCTATCCTCGCCGCGCGCGAGAGCGCCGCTTCTTCGCCTTCAGCCCCAATCAAGTCAATGACAGGTTTGCCTTCGACAATGCGTCCAAAGATATCCGGGCGATCGACCGGAATGAACAGCCTGTCCTTCCACTGAATGCGCTCGTGAATGACGCCCTGCTCGACGAGCAGCCTTTGGTCCGAGTAACTTATCGACAAGCCGGATATTTCCATCCGCTGTTCGCCGGAGACCTTGGCCATCTTGATCTGCCAGCCGTTTGCGAGGATCGCCTTGGCCCCGGCTTTGATCTCCGCGAACCATTGCGCCGGCTTCATCTCCGTGAACTTCGAACCCACGCCGAGCTTCTTCAGCGTCTCATTGAGTTCTTTTTTCTGGATCAGACGGCCCAGCAAGCGCTCGCCGTCCTTGGTTTGCGTGCGCGCCACACGCACAGTTTCCGGCAGCCGGTCCCAAATCGGCAACATCGCCCCGGTGATCATGTGCTCGGTTTCGGTGTAGGTCTTGGGTGTCCTGGCTGTCTCATCGGCCCAAAGGCTTCGCGCACGATCGGGTGCGATAGGTTCGAAGTGCGGGACCATCTTGCCTACGGTCTTGTCGCCTTCCATAACCTTGACTTCGACCCGAAGCCTGCTCATGGTGATGTTATCGAAATCGTCGTTGTAGCTACGTTTCGAGGGCCCGATGCGAAGTCCGATATTCACCTGACGGCCGAATTCATCCGTGCGGCTGCCGCGCTTGAACAGCGCAAAGACCTTGCCGGTCTTGTTATCCAGATACCAAGAAGCGAACCTCTCACCCGTATCCTCAGTCAACTCAGCCACCGCATCGAAGTTGAAGAACGGCGTCGGCCTCTCGATATTCAATTCGACATACCGCGTTACAGCACCAGTCTTTTTGTCAGTATGAACAACGATGTCGCGAGTCTTGGTGGTCGAGAGCGCCTTGATGGTCTGCAAGCCATCATCGAATGTGCCGTTTTGGATGGCGCTTTCTGTCGCTGCCTCTATGCGCCGGAAGAACTCATCGAATACTTCATCCTGGACATGCACTTCCAGCGATAGCAAGCAGTTGAGGAATTGCGTGATCGGCGGCATCTTGGCCTCGACCAACTGGCCTTGATCGTCCACAATCCCTTCGAGACCCATCATCCTCAGAACCTTGTTTTTCTCGAGTCCTGTGGACCCAGCAACCAGATCCTCCAGGAAAGCACGCAACCCCATGCGCGCGTATTTGTTCTCCAGATTGTCCGCCGGCGAAAACACACCTTGCGAGGCAGCCTGCCTTTGTCCCTTAGTGAGCGCTCCCAGCTGGTCGAGACGCCGCGCGATCGAGGAGATGAACCGCTTTTGCGCTTTCAGGTTGGTACGCGGCAACACGTATTCGGGTGGTTGTTTCTGATTGGTCCGATGACTGCGGCCAAGACCTTGAACGGCTTTGTCGGCGCGCCACCCAGACTGCACCAGATAGTGACGGCGCAATTTCTGATTCTTGAAATTCAGATCGGCATGGAAGGAATATCCTGTCCCACCTGCATCGGTAAAGACGAGGATGTTCTTTTTGCCATCAAGGAACGCTTGTTTGTCCGCTTCATTGGATGACGATCCGCGCTTCTGCTCAGTGAGCTTGATATCGCCGTCATTGTCTCGAACGCGCACGAATCTGCGCTTGCGGCCTGAGATTTCAGCCACAGCATCGCTTCCGAATATCTCAACGACCATGTCGAGAGGATTATCAGGCACGCGGATTTCTTCGAGTGTCTTGAGAAGCGCATCACGCATCGCCACTGCTTCCTTGTTCTGCACTGGCTCACCCTTGCTATCCAGCACGGGTCGACTGCGGACATTGCCATTCTCATCTTTGTATTCCTCGTACTGGTTCACGGGGAATGATTTTCTGATCAATTCGAGTAGTGTTTGCCGAGGCGTGAAATCAAACTCTTCAATTTCCGTATCGTCATCTTCACGTCCTTGAGCGATGCGCGCGGCCTGGCGCTCCTGCTCAGCTTCATTGGTATTGACGAATTGAAGTATCGCGGCGCGACCAGCAGCCATATCGGCCTTGATGCCATCGATGACGCTTGGCATCTGCATGGCAGTGATGATCTGGTTGAAAAAGCGTTGTTGCGATGACCAGAATTGAGACTTGGCCCTGCTCTTGGATTGGCTATCCTTTTCCTGATTGGTAATTGCCAGCGCTGCGTTTATGTTGGCAAGAACGATCTGCCAGGCGCGCGCGAGTTCGTTGTAGATATCAGTCTGAAGCGGGGTCAAATCGTGTGGCAATTGATCATACTTGACGCCACGGAAGGAAAGAGAACGGGCAACGTACACGCCCATCTGCTTCATGTTTTGAGCCACGATCTCCATTGCCGAGACGCCGGCAGCATCAATTTTGGAGATGAAGTCCTCGCTCTTTGCGAATGGCGTGCCTTCGCCCCACAGTCCAAGGCGTGAAGCATAGGCCAAGTTAAAGACCTCAGTCGCACCTGTAGCGGAAACATACACGATGCGGGCTTTCGGCAGCCTCTTTTGCAGGTCGATACCGGCAAGTGCTTGAGCGCTTGCCTTCGTGGCGCCACGCTTTCCCTTGACCGATTGCGCATTGGCCATGGCATGCGCTTCGTCGAATACGACCACGCCATCGAAATCCTCGCCCACCCATTTGACGATCTGATCGGCTCTGCCGGGTGTCGGCATCACGCGCGCCTTCTTTTCCTCCTCGGACAATTTTGCGACGCTGCGCAATGTCGAATAAGTAGTGAAGAGAATGCCGCGATTGCCTTTGACATCTTCACCGAACGCAGTCTTGGACTGCGCAAAGATCAGATCAGGATCTCCGGTCACGCCGGAGAAATCGCGCTGTGCATCCTTGATCAGACCCTGTTTCTCGGAAACCCAAACCGCTTTCTTCTGCCCTTGACGGAAATGGTCAAGGATGATCCCGCTGATCTCGCGACCTTTGCCGACGCCTGTGTTATGATTTACGAATCCCTCAGCCAAGTAATTCTCTGGTCCTGGCACGTACATATCATAGAAATCATCCCTACCCACGAACTCGATGCTGCTGATCCGACGCCACACGCTATAGCGTTCCCATGAGGAAACCGCGCCGCTCAATTCCTCCTGAACTTGCATCAAAGGTGCTGGCCGAGTATCGATCTGGCGTGCCAACGCCAACGCTTGCAACGCGCCTCGATGTGACGCCTCCAACGGTAGCTGATTTCTTGCGCAAGCACGGCGCGACCATTCGCACCAGATCGGAGAATAATCGCCTTCGTGCGCCGATTGATGAAGCGCAGTTTCGAGCAATGCAGGCGAATCATTCTCAACGCGAGATTGCCCAATTGCTTGTCGTGTCGTTGCCAACTGTGGAGAGGGCGATGCGTCGTTTTGGGCTTCGATCAGTTCGAGGTCGCGGTTCGCCGATGGAGCGTAACTACTTTTGGCGTGGTGGAGTGCGCACAGACCGCGGCAGATATGTGATGGTGAAGGTTCCTGACCATCCGTATGCGACGGCAGACGGGTATGTGCGCAAGCACCGATTGGTGATGGAGAAAGTTGTCGGTAGATACCTCTTGCCAGAGGAAGAAGTGCATCACGACGATCATAACCGAGCCAACAATGATCCAAGCAATCTTCTGCTCTTCGCAAACCACAAGGAACATATGCGTCACCACTGGCGTGAGGAGTGGCATCTGCTCTATGCCCACAAGCGAGCAAGTCACCAGTCGCCAGCCTATCCCGAAGCGTGCACCAACCCTGCGGCGTCAGAAAGCGATGCTCGTCAGTGACGGTGATTACTCGACCATCGTCTAGCGTGACACGGTAAAGGTCGGCCACACCCTTCTTGAAGGTCATGACGGCCCGGTGCGGCCGGAAGCCATTTTCCGTAAGCGATAGCACCCAATGCGGAGCGCCTTGTTGCGCTAGAACTTCAATGGGCGTGTGCGTGCCGGCGACTGGGTTGAAAATCCGCGTACCAGCGGCTACACACCCATCCCCGATGAAGTATCCCTTACGATCGCCATTGGGCAAGAAGTCCTGGAATGCCTGACCTGCGTATACGACGGTTTCGATCTGGGCATCAGAAAGCAGGCCATCCCGAATAACCTTTTCGGGCAGATTTGGCTGGTAGGTGGGAGCAGGAGGCTCGACCGCAGACATGGCTGCGGATTCGACCAATTCTCCTGGGTGTGTCTTGGAGCCCGGAACAGTCAGCCGTTGCGGCTTATAGGACTCAAAAATTGCATCGGTAAGTTCAGTTTCGTGCCGCGTAACCGCGGCCGTCTCTATCGTTACGGGTGTAGCGCCACCATCGTCGCCGACAGCGACTCCAACACCAGCCGCGCCGCGTCCTCCGGCGACTGCTCCTCCAACTCCCCTGCGCTTATCACCGGGTCGCCCTCCGGGCTTACCAGGTATTTGAACGCCACCTCCGGGTCGCCCTGGTCGAGCACCCTCACCCTTGCCCCCAAGTGCTCCAACTCCGGCCCCTCCAGCAACTCCTCCGACAGCGCCCATTGCATCAACAAGATCACCCCCAGGCTGCGCTCCGGCTCCACCCACGTCGGGGCGGCCTTCGCCAGCAGGGCGAGCGCCACCTTGTTGATCGGCTCCTGGTTGAGCCTCTGAAGTTGCTGGATTCTGTCTGTCATTGCGGATCTCCGAGAGAAGATCGAACAGTTCGGCGAGCTTTTCAGCCCTGCCGACCAAGACCTCTCCACTGGTCGGGCCCGTCTTGTCGACTACGATGATTCGATTGTCGAAAGTCGTCCCGTATTTGACGTAATTATCCCCCGAAATAGAAACATTTGCACGGAAATTGTACTGAGACCGCATGCGCGCCCACCAGTCTTTCAGGAGGGCGGCCTGTTCGTTCATCCCATCACCCATGATCGCCACCAGTCGACCACCAGGGGCAAGCCGCGCAAGGGCCTGCTCAAGATGCTGCGCGCCGGTGCGACTATCGCGGGCCCCTTGAATGCGGCCGGCGGTCGAAGAAAACGGCGGGTTCATCACGATGACCGTAGGGCTTACGTCATCTGGCAGGATATTATGAAGCTGCTCAGCGTTCTCGCTGAACACCCGGGCCCGCGGGAATATCTCCCGAAGAACCGCGGCGCGCCGCTGTGACAACTCGTTCAGGATTATCCTGGCGCCGGCGCCTTCCCCGAAGATTGCCAGCCCGCCGGTCCCGGCCGAGGGCTCGAGATAGGTTTCCCCGTAGCGCACATTCGCCGCCCAATTGGCGATGTAGGCGAGCGTTGGCGGCGTGGAAAACTGTTGAAATTCATCGGTCTCGGCGGTGCGCTTGGTCTGCGTGGGGAGGGTCGCAAGAAACCTCTCCATGTTCTCCAGATCGCGGCGAGCATGATCGGGACTGGTCTCCGGGCGCGCGCCCCATTGACCTTGCCGCAGGTAAAGCTGCACACCGGCTTCCATAGCATCAAAGGCGTCCTTGGACGTGTACACCCCCTGTGCCTGTGTGCCCCCGAACGCGACGTCTGCCAGCCTGAAAAGCTGATCAGCCTTGAATACCTGCCCGGCGGAGAGCCATTCGGCTACCCGCTTGGCGACTTTCATGGACGCCGACTCGACCGTGGCCTCGGTGAGTTCGGTGGAAAGCTGCTTTTCCTGGGCAAAGGCGATCGCGTAGGGCTTGATACCCTCCCCGAAGTTCTGGATCAGGAACTTGAACAGGTCCTTGAGCGTGCGCCCGGCCGCCTGAAACGCCTTGAGCGCGGCTTCGAAGTGGGGCTTGGCCTGTTCGTAGGCTTCCTTGTCGAGCCCGGCTGGGAAGCTCTTGATCTTGTTGCCACCAAAGAGCTTCACCAATCCCTTCAGTGCCTCGTCTACGCCCTGCACGCCGAGCTTGGCGGCTTCGGCTGCGAGCGCGCCGACACGCTTTTCCTCA